CGCGGACTGTCTTTCTTCATTATACCGGGTGTTCAGGCCGGAGAGCGCCTCTTGCCTCTCCGCGCCCTCCTCCATAAGCCCGATCAGCGCGTACTCCTTATCGTATCGCGCGTCCAGTTCCGCGTTGAGCGCAGCCATGCCCTGCGCCGCCGCGACCAGAGCGTTCTCGTACACCATCACATCCGCATCCGTTTTGCCCTTCGCCTGGGCTCGGGCGATCTCGGCCTCCAGCTTCCCGCGAATCATCTCAAACCCGTCGGTATCAACTGATGTCAGCCTATACTTGACCTCAATGGCCTCGCGTTCGTCGATGAGCTCTTGCAGCCGATCCTTATCCTGCTCGCTGAAATTCCGGTTTTGCCGCCGCTTCAGCAGCCGCTCAATCTCCGCGTCCATGCGATCCAGCGCCGCGATGTCCTCCGCGAGCTGTTCCGATACCGATGTAAGGCCCGCGCCCGTCGCGCTCCCGTACAGCTCGTTGAGCGCGTCGCGCGTAGAACCGGTCAGTGCCTTGAACGAGTCGATCCATTCCGCGATCTCCTCGTTGGTCTCCCGCTTCCCATCCGACCACAGCGCCAGCAGCCCGGAGAGCCAGTTCTCGGCCGCCTGTTTGGTGTCTTGCGCGGACTGCGCGAAGTCCTCCGCCGTCATGCCGAAGAACGGGAGCCCCTTGTTATTTCCATAGAAGGTTTCGGCAGCGGTGTCCTTCCACTTCTTCGCCGTGTCGGCCATGCCCTGGAGCGCCTCGCGCGCCACCTTCGCACCCGACGCGTAGTCGACCAGCTTAACCGCGCCGTAGATCAGCCCGGCGGCCAGCGCGGCCACCGCCAGCTTGCTGGAGAATATTGTCGTGATGAGCCCGCCGAACCCGCCGCCCGCCGCACCCACCGCCGTTGAGAACTTGCCCAGCGCCGCCGTCACCTTTCCCACCGTGCCCACGGTCTTGCCGAGGATCAGGATCGCCGGGCCGGCCGCGGCGGCGAACGCCGCGAATTTGACGATCGCCATGCGCTGGCTCTCGTCCATGCCCAGGAACGTCGCCAGCAGTTCGTTGCCCCGGTCGATGAGCTGCCGGATCGTCGGGTTCAGGTCGTCCCCGATCCGCTGCGCGAACAGCGTCGCCGTGTTTTTGAGGTTGGTCAATCGGCTCTTGGTGGTGCTGTACCGCTTGTTGGCCTCCTCAGTCAGCGCGGTATTCGCTTTCCACGCCCGGTTGGAATCGGCCACCGCGCTGGAGAACAGTTCGGTGGCGTTGGTGGCGCGCAGCATAGTGTCCCGCAGCCGCACCTCCTTGATCCCGATCTCCTCCAGCGTCGCGATCGCCGATTCCCCCGCGTCGTCCATCTTACTCAGCCCCACGATGAACGCCTGGAACGCCGCCGCCGGGTCGCTGTCCCACAGCGCCTTGAACTGAGCAGCCGTCATCCCAGCTACTTTGCCGAAATCCTCCAACGCCTGCTTCCCAGCTTTTGAGGAAGACGCGGAGGCCACTTCCATCTTGATCAGCGCCTTCGAGAACGCAGAGCCGCCCATCTGCGCCTCGATGCCCACCGACGACAGCGCCGTGGCGAACCCCAGAATCTGCGATTCGGTCAACCCCACCTGATGCCCGGCCGCCGCCAGCCGCATGGACATCTCCATGATCGCCGACTCGGTGGTGGCGTAGTTGTTACCCAGCTCGACCAGCGCCGAGCCCAGGTTCCCGATCTCCGACTGGCTCATGCCGGTGATGTTCACGAACTTCGACAGCGTCATCGCCGCCTGATCCGCCACGATGTCGGTACTATTGCCCAGGTCGATCATCGTGCGCGTGAAGTCGACCAGGTTCTCGTTGGCGATGCCCATCTGCCCCGCCACCGACATGGTCTCGGCGATGTCCGAGGCCGAGGACGCCACCTGTGTCGACATTTGCTTGACGGACTCCGACAGCGCGCCGAACTCTGCCTCGGTCGCCTCAACCGTCTTTCTCACATTGGCGAACGCGTATTCATAGTCGACGCTGGCCCGGATCGCTTCCCTGCCCAGCGCCACGATGGGTGTGGTGATGGCTACGCTCATCAGCTTGCCGGCCTTGGTCAGCGCCTTGCTGACGCTCTCGGCCTGCTTGGAGAAGGCGGCCAGCCCCTCTCCGGCCTTGGTCCACCCGGACTCCATGCGTGTGAGTTCATGCGTGAGCTTCCTGATCTCGGCCTCGGTCGCCTTCACGTCGGCCCTGGCGTTGTTCAGATTGGTCTGCGCCCTGGATACCGCGTCGGCGTTGTTCTGGAGTGTCTTGCTGTTGGCGATGAGCTGCCCTTCCAGCAGCTTGACGGCCTTCGCGGCTTCCTCCTGCTCGTTCTTCAGCGCGTCGAGGTTTTGCTTCAGCGCGATGGTGGCCGAGTCGTTCTCCCCCGCCGACGCGGCGAACAGGTTGTACTTGCTCTCGGTGCGCGCGACCGCGCCGGTCAGACGGTCGTACTCCGCGCGGGCGTCGGCCAGGGAGCCCTTCATCTTCTCCTGCCGGGTGTAGGAGTCGGAGAGCTTCTGATTGGCCGCCACCAGCGCGCGGGAATACTGCTCAACCGCGCCATTCTGATCCCTGAGCTTATCGCCCAGCATGGACAGCTTGGCCTCGGTACCTTTCACCGACTTCTCGAACTTATCGATCCCTGCGCCCGCCAGCCGGAAGGTGCTCTCGGCCTCCTTGATCTGCTGGTTGATGGTTCGCATGTTCCGTGAGAAATTGTCGCTGTCCAGCGACAGCGCGACCACCAACTCGCGCAAGACCTCGCTCATCAAAGCACCTCCTCGCGGGATTTCCGCCGGACAACAAAATTGGCCGGGAGCTATTATGCTCTCAGCCTTAATTATGTATTTGCGTTACAGCCAACGCAACCAGCCAGGGTTGATCGGTTTCCTTTACCAAGGCTATCGATATCCTACTGTGTTATCGTGCTACTCTGTTGCTGTCTCTGCTCCCGTTGCTTCGGCCTTCAGTTCGGCAATCCGCTTCGCGTCAACGAAGTGGGTCGCGTACCATCGCTCGACATCTGGGTTGCCGCTCTTGCTAAATCGCAGCGGGATCACCGGCTTGTGTCCTTGGCCGCCGGGCTTCTTCACCGCCCACTGCTTGTAGTAGCAGAAAGATGATTTCAGTTCGTTCTTTTCCGCGTACTTTCGCATCTCGCGCATGGCGAATGACAACTTACGCAAGTTTGTCGCGCACGCAGCCTCCAGATACGGGACGCGTCCATGGCGCCAGTCCTCATACTTTTGCCGGGGCAGCGCGCCGATGTCCATCAGCATATCCACCGGCGTGGCATAGCCTCGTTTCTGGCACTGATGATATACGGAGGAATGCACTTTCCCGATCAGCTCTCCGTCGTTCAAACATAGGCCCCCTTCACAAATGACCGAATCCAGTATAGCACATGCGCAAGAATATATCATCTATAGAATCGATATCGAGTGGTTGAGTGGTTGGTCGAGCGTTTGTAAAGTGCTGGTTGTGCCTACGAGACGCGTCAAGGCTTTGTATGAGGCCATAGCTGATCGATGTATGCGCGTTTCAGTTCCTTCCTGTACCTTTCCCGGCGCGCGTCCCAAGCTCGCAAGCGCAGGAAGCCCGGCATGTCCATCTCGTCGATATCCCTCATTCGCCAACCGTTCTTCATGAGTTCGTTGTAGGTGGCGTACACGTAATCCGGCAAACTCAGGAGGGCGGAGTCATCTCCGTTTCCGTTGGCAGCGGAACTTCCGCCTGATTCAGTAACTCCTCCGCTTCCCGAGTCACCGGAATCGTAGGGAACGACTCGAGAACCTCGGTGGTCTGTGTCTGTACGGCCATGAGCGCCAGCGCGATGTCGTGCGTCAGCCGGTCGGCCGGATAAGCATCGTACACTTCATCCGGCGTGAACTGGTTCCCGAACAAGACGCAGAACCACTTCACCATGGTATCCAGCGCGTCGGCCACCGTGACCGTCTCGCTCGAAACATCCTTCCCCTCAGCGGCGTCCCTTGAGATGCGCGCGAGGTTCCCGTACATCCTCGACGCCGGTTCCATCTCCCGGAGCGCGCGGCCGGAGACGAAGTCCACGGTATATTTCTTTTCACCCAGCGTACAGGTGATCATCTGGCGAACCCCTTTCCTACATTATATATTGCTCTCGTCGCTACCCGGTGAAGGACGGTGTATACACGCTCTGCAGGAATGTCGCGGCCTTCGCCGGGGTGAAGCCGCCCTCGTCCTCGTCGGCCACGGCCTGGTATTGCCCGTCGTGCGTTCTTTTTATGGCCGTCCATTCTATCTCCCCGGTCTGCCGCGTGACGCTGGAGCCTTCCTTCGTCTGGTAGCTCTCGGTGACCGGCTTGGCCCGCACCTTGTAGAGCCAGACGTAGCGAAACTTATGGTTCGACTTCTCGCTCATGAACCCCACGGCAAAGTACGGCGGCGTGTCGCCTGCCGTGCGGATCAGCACGCCGTTGTTGTCTATCTTGTTCCCGAATATCCGCTCCTGGATGGTCAGCGGGATGTCGGCCATCTTCGTCTTGAAGCTGAGTTCGGGGTCGGCGTACAGGGTGTCGAACTCGATGTCATCCGCGTACTGTACGTCCGGGTCGGCGTTCTCCGGGGTGATGGACGCCTCTATCGAGCCGGCCACCGCCTGTAGCGCACCGTAGGTCACCGTGGTCTCGGTATCCACAGTGAGCGGCGCCAATACGAGATTCTTGAGACCGACCGTGGAGGACACGGCCGGGGACGCGGTTGGGTTGGGCATGGATGGTTCTCCCTTCTAATTAATTACATACTCACTTACTTATCACATACTCAGTTCGTTACGCAAAATTCGTTTGATTTCCTCATACGCCTCGTCCGACCTCACATCGAACGCCGGCCTAACGAATGGGTGCGCCGGGGCAGGAGCCGGCCCGCCATGCCCAAACTCCACTGGATTTCCATAAAACACCCCTCGTTCATTGTGATGAATGCCAACGGTGATCCGCTTACCGCCGCCACGATTCCGCCTGATCGAGCCTGTGCGGATGGATCCATGAAGGTCACCGGTGATGATCTTGGGATCACTGGAAGCGTTGCGTTTCATCTGTTCCTCGATAGGCACTGCGCCGGCCTTCAACGCGCGGTCGACGCCCGGCCCCCGCTCAAGCGCCGCCGCCATGTTGGTCATATCATTCATCAGATCATCAAAGCCGCGTAGTTCTGTCGGCATACTCCTCCTCCTCCCGCAGGCACCACGTCCACTGTACCGTGTACTGCCGGGTCGCGGTGTCGTAGGCCGGTTGGTTGTACCCCTTGTCCGATTCCTCGAGCATGGCGAACCCGGCGGCGTACATGGCGCTTCGGATGAGCGCCGCCATCTCCGTGGGATCATAGTCGCTCCACAGGTTCAGGTAGACATAGGTGCGGTACGAGGTTACCCGGTCGTCGTGATGGGATGCTTCTGTGGTCGTGGTGGAGTACACCGCGTACTGTTCGGGCGGGTGCTGATGACTCATCGCGGAAGCTCCGCCCCCGACGGAAGCTCCGCCCCCGACGGATGTTCCATCCCCGACGGGAGCTCCGCTACTCGTGGGCCGCCAGATACCCGCGAACACCGGAATATCGATACCCGAGAGCGCCTCCTGTACTCGCCGCATCAGCTGACTCCCTTCACGATCGACGCCTTCAACCCGAGATACTGGCGCTTGAACGCGTACTCGCCCAGCGTGGAGATGATCCACTTCTCCCCCCGGAACCGTACCCACATGCCCGCCGTGATGTCCTCCCGGTATCGGATCGTGAAGTTGATCACCGCTTCGGTGTTCACCGTGTCCGCAGCGCGAAAGTGCTGGTTGCCGGCGTCCAGCGCGGCGGCCCATACCGTGCACACCACCCTGTCCTTCGGTTCCGGGTACCCGTTCTCATTGATGGCGTTCACGGTATAGCCGATCTCCACCAGGTTGCGCAGGTCACCCGGATGCGGCGTCGCGTCGAAGTTCTTGTACCCGCGCATTCAAGCACCCCCTAAAACATCCGGCTCATGTCCCGGTGCGGGTACAGCAGATTCTCAAAGGCCATGCGCGTCGTGAGGTAAACCTGCTTGTCTGGGAGATCGCGGTTCTCGTAGATAAAGCTGACCATAAGCAGTACCGCCAACCGCACGGGCTCGGGCGCTTCATCCTCAAACTCCACGCGGCAGAAGTCCTCGGCCGCCGCCTGAGCCTGCCGGATCAGGCTCTCCAGGTAGTCGTCCTCTTCCTCATACTGGATGCGCAGGTGAACCTTGACGTCCTCAATGGTTACGATCATATGATCACCGTCCTGTACCACATGGTCACTATCCCGTTACGGCGCCGGGCCTTGTTCCGGCGGTTCCTGCTCTGTGTCCTCTCCGGCTGACCCCGTGGGTTCGATCGCCATGACGCCGGCCTCCTTCATGGCGACGAGCAGTTGGTTGAAGCTCTCCCGCAGTTGGGCGACCGTCGCCGCCTCGCTGGC